GTTTTCGTGCGATTTCACAACAAGGATCATTGGCTCCTGAAACACAAGAGGATATCGATGCGCGTGATTCTGAGGAAAGTCCTTGGACTAAAATCACAACGCGTGAACTTCCAGTTACAAAGGAGTCGATGTGTATGACACATAGTTCATTGAGACATGTTGTAGAAAAGAATTTAGTCTATGGTTCGCTTGGAACTCCTGAGGGGGTCTTTGCTGCTAATGGATTATTTCTTACATCAAATGTCATTGTCATACCAAATCATTATTTTCAGAAATATGACACCTTGAATTGCACGTTTCGCAAGAAGGAACCTGATAAAACAGGTGGGAAATTTGCAACGAGATTGTGTGTCAATTCATCTTACCGCATACCTGGTACCGATTTTCGTGTTTGTTATTCACCTACGGGTGGATCTTTTAAAGACATCACGCGATGGTTACCACTTGAAAATTTACCTTCACATCATTTTTCCATGGTGTGGAGGCGAAAGGATGGTAGTATGTGGGAAGCTGAAGGTTTGTCGAACCCTCATGATGAGATTGACACTAAAGTTGATACCAAATTTTTGGGACAACGATATGTGTCACTCACCGAGAATACATTTAAAGGTTTGTGTGGAGCTACTTTAATTTCACATGGCCGAGGACCCTGTATCTCTGGGTTACATCTTGGTGGGAACGCAAACACACCATCTGGTGCGAGTGGAACACTTCTACAGAAAGATGCGTTGCAAGCAATTCAAGAACTTAAGAAGATTGAAGGTGTCATCATATCTGGATCTGGAGATAAATTTGAAGCAGAAGTACTTGGTGTCAAAATTGTTGACGACACCCAGGAACCATGTGCCAAGAGTCCAATGAATTATTTACCTCATGGATCTCAAATTGAATATTATGGCAAATGCCCTGGTGCCTCTACCTCCAAATCCGATGTGAAAGTCACCCCTATTAGTGAACATGTAATGATGGTGTGTGATGCACCCAACATATATGGACCTCCCAAAATGAAACCAGATTGGTATGGTTGGCAAGCCTGTTTAAGTACTATGGCTATACCAGCATTACCTTATGAGCACAAGTTGTTATCGAGATGTGTTCTGGATTATAAGGAAGCACTAGTAGGAGTTTTCAAGAGTTCTTTGTGGTGTAATGCACGTCCTTTGACTGATGATGAAAATCTTTGTGGAATTGATGGAAAGAAGTTCATTGATAGTATCAATTTGAGCACTTCCATTGGTTTCCCATTGTCAGGCAAGAAGAGGAAATATGTGCGTTTCGCTGAAGCTAATGAAGAAC